CCCATAATTTCTGAATCTCACGTACTTGTCTTGGAATGACAATATCATCATACTTCCATGGGCCAGCAATTCTTGTATCAACTTTTTCAGTATAATCAAAATTATCTTTATTCTCTTTACTTGTAATTGTAAACTTAGCTTTTTGTAAAACAGTATCTTTAAATAATTTAGCCACTAATTGGCTCGTTCTCTTAGGTTTAATCAATGATATACGACCTTGCCAATGAACATAACCTCCATCGGATTGCTCCTTCTGGAATCCCCATTTTTTATTCCTACCCTTGAAACTTAGTATAACTTTCTGGTAATCATCGCAAAACTCACCAGAAAGAGTGAAATCCCAAACATAGCATCCATTCTCAGCAACTTCGGACATGTATATACGACCGTATATATTTTAAATCTCAAATTTAAACGCGCGCGTTTAAATCTCAAAATAATTATCTTACGTAGATATTATCCAAAATGCCATATGTCCGCAACTATCGCCGAACTTATCGTAGGCCTGCTCGAACTGCTCGCCGCATTATACGCGGCAAGCCAAGGGCTACCAAAAACAAGGCCGCAATCTACCAACTTACCCGAAAAGTAAATCGGATTCAAAAGAAGGTTAATGCGAGAACTTTACACGCAACCTTCTCTAAAACTGGAGACTTTAATGTCTCTAATGCGGTATCAAACTTCGGTTATCAGCAAATCATCTGTCCCGTAGCGGCAACAGGTAATCCTGCTTGGGCCCAAGTATTCGACCTCGATACCTCTGTACAATTCCTCTCTACATTGAAAATCAAATCCATCCATATGGAATATAAGGTATATTCAGCCAATGAAGAATCTCCTATAGATACTACTGTCGTTCTCATGGCTCCCAAATCCCGAAAGGTATTAGAAGAGTCTCTCAACTTCTCTACTGGTCAACTTACTTTACAGACTAATAAAGACTATATCAACAACGCCGGTTGTGTTCTTGTCAATCTTCAACGGTGGAAGCTCCACTATTATAAAAGACATATTACAGTCGCCCAAGATGGTTTGGGTGAACTCGAATTCCCTATGACCAGAAATCTCGGTAAAATTAAGAAAACCAATCTAAATTGGACTATTAAGAACCGTAATGGTAACTGGAACCAAGTGTCACCAAATGACCTTCCAGTTCATCAACGTCTTTTCATCGTAACTTTCAATAATAATTCTTTTGCCGACCTCGAAAGCCCTGGCTTCAAACATTCAACTATTGTTAAGTGTACTGCTCATCAGTAATTGCTTAGTCTCTACGACATTATATTATATTCACTTTGCTTTAAGTACTTTTTCGTCAATCTCTACGATATCGGATAATGGGTTTTTCTCAAAAACCCCATTATCAAATATTTCGGACACAGGGCGCGCCACCGCACGCCCGGACGTGTCCTGGTATCTCTGAGACAGAGGGCCCCATTTGGGCCCCTGTCGGTTACCTGCTCAAATGTGTCAGATGTGTCAGCAGGTTTAAGTTTTTATTTATATATTTGTTTTTTGGTATTACAGAGGCTTGCCCTCGCCTTTAAAAAACAACAGCTATTAGCCCTCGTTATTGCTTGTGTTTTCACCCCAGTCCTCTGGCGGGGTGAAAACTGCCAGCTTAGTTCCCCCGGATTCTTTTTTTATTTCCCATAATTTCCATCTATCATGCGAAAGCAAGTTTTTATCCGGTAATTCATTTGTAAATAGCCATATATTAGGGCAATCAAACATCTTTTCTTTAAATGAATATCGGTCATCCCACGCGTAACCATTTTTAATTTCTTCTAACGCGCCGAAGAATCCTATAAGTCCCTTTTTATTCATACAACGAGGCATATCTATTAAATACATATTAGATGTAGGCATATCGCATACCATTCTCATTAAATCTTTATAATCATTAACAGCCGGAATCTTTCTTCCTAAATTATACGCTCGTATATAACTAACTAATGTTGACTTTCCTATATTACCATTGAAATCCAAAACTACATTTATGTGCCTTGTATCCCACACGCCAATATTATCAAGTACTTCTTGCTGCCAATCCCATAATTTCTGAATCTCACGTACTTGTCTTGGAATGACAATATCATCATACTTCCATGGGCCAGCAATT